TACTTTTACTTTAGGAGAGAGCAACGATTCTACTACTGTTGCTGGTAATCTTACAGTAGCAGGAAATCTGACCATCAGTGGAAGTACAACTACAATTGATTCAAACAACGTCAACATAGGAGATAGCATAATCACTCTAAACTCTGATGAAACAGGTACACCATCACAAGACGCTGGTATAGAAGTAGAGAGAGGAAACCAAACCAACAAGACACTATTTTGGGATGAGAGTGCAGGAAGATGGACAGTTGGCTCTGAGACATTCGTTGCAGGAACATTCATTGGTAATCTAACGGGAACTGTTTCTTCTGCTACTGCTTTGGCTAATGCTAGAAACTTCTCTATATCAGGAGACGTAACTGCTAATGCTGTATCCTTTGATGGAACTGGAAATGTTGCACTGGCTACTAGTCTTGCAGCAGGAGTTGTAGATACTGCGGAACTTGCTGGTTCAGCCGTTGAAACCGCTAAGATTGCTAATCTTAACGTTACCACTGATAAGTTAGCAAATCAAGGTGTTACTTCTGCTAAGATAGCAAATGATGCAGTGATTAGTGCTAAGATAGCAGATGATGCTATTCTGACTGCTCATATCGCAGATGACCAAATTACTTCTGCACTAATAGCAGATGATGCTATAATATCTGATACGATTGCCAGTAACGCAGTTTTAGATGCCCACATAGCAGGTAGTATCTCTCAGAATAAGATTACAGGATTGACATCTGCACTGGCAGGAAAGCAAGCAACACTGACTTATGGAACTGGTCTATCTAACTCAGGAAACACGGTAAATGTCAATATTCTTGAATTAAATGTTGAAAACGCAATAAATAGAACATTAGATTTCATAATGTTCAATGATGCAGATGGAGGGATAAAGAGAACCAATATCCTCAATATATTCAACAAAATGCAAGCATCTGACATACCTGACCTAAATGCCAGTAAGATTACAGGTGGTACTTTTGCTGATAGTAGAATACCAAGCCTAGCAACTAGCAAAATAACTAGTGGTACATTCGCTACTGCAAGAATCGCAGATAACGCAGTAACTTTCGATAAGGTTCAGGATATTGCATCAGGAGTGCTTCTAGGTAGAACTACTAGTGGTACAGGTGCAATAGAGACAATCTCTGCATCTGCCGCTAGAACATTCTTGAATGTAGATACTGCTGGAACGGACAATTCAACAAATGTCACTCTATCCGGTAGTAGAAACTATCTGACTCTAAGTGGACAACAAATAACTCTAGGTGAGATAGACATATCAGATGATACAAACTTGGTTGCAGGTAATCGTGTCACGTTAAGTGGTGACACCTTGAATGTAGATGGTGACTTGGCTAACTATGACAACAGCAACAGTGGATTCCTAACAGCACACCCCACAATTTCCAGTGCAGCCAGTAGTTCCAATAATGAAGGTAGAACATACATTCAAGATATTACACTAGATAGCAACGGACACGTTGTAGGAATAGCAACTGGAACAGAGACTGTTACTGATACTCAATACTCAGTAGGAGATGGAGGACTAACTCAAAATAACTTTACGAATGCATTGAAGAGTAAGTTAGACAGTATGGCTTCTAATGCCAACAACTACATTCTACCCAAAGCCACAGATTCGATTTTAGGTGGTTTCAAGGTTGGAAGCAATCTTACCATGAATGCTGTATCAGGAGTTCTGTCTGCTGATACTCAGTCTGATGTCAACTTCACATCTGCTCTAAACACCAAGTTAGCAGGAATAGCAACTGGTGCAACGGCAGGTGCTAACTTCGCAACAAACGTTAGCAACATCTCAGTAACAAACGCTCAACTTGCTGGTAGTATTGCGAATAACAAACTGGCAAATTCATCAGTAACCGTGAACGGAAGCACTGTTGCTCTAGGTGGAAGTATTACTCTAACAACTGCAAACGTAGCAGAAGGAGCAAATCTATACTACACAGATGAAAGAGTGGATGATAGAGTCAACGCTTTAATTACTGATGGTGAGGGAATTACTACAACTTACAATGATGGGAACGGTACAATTGTCATAGATGTTGAGGATGCTACTGTATCTAACAAAGGAATCGCTTCATTTGCTAGTGCTGATTTTGACATATCTAGTGGAGCAGTCAGCATAAAATCAGGTGGTATAAGCAATGCACAACTCGCTGGTTCTATACCTAATAACAAATTAGCAGATATCGCACAGAGCAAGGTTACTGGTTTAGCCACTGCTCTAAACTCGAAAGTTGAGAACCTTGGTGATTTGAGTATAACTGCATCTGCTGCTGAAATTAACATATTAGATGGAGTGTCAAATGTAAGTGCTGCTGAGATTAATCATCTAGATGGAGTAACATCATCTATACAGACACAACTCAATGCAAAACAAGCGGCTGGTAGTTACCTATCGACATCCTCAAGCATCTCAGACTTGTCAGATGTAAGTGGATTGGATACAAGTCTGACGAATATAGGTGGACATAACACATCCATTCCAACCACCACTGCTGTAAAGTCATATGTGGATGTTCAGATATTCGATGCTATTGATACTCAGTATACGCTTAGGGCTGCTGATGGTGCTACATCAAATGCGAAGAAACTTGAACTCGCTGGAATAGATGGTTCAGTGACTAGCATTGGTTTCCAAGGAGTAGGAAACATTTCAGTTTCAAGAAACCACTTGGGGTTGACAATCGATTCAGTAGCCAAGCCGATAAGTTCAGCAGCATTCAGTGGAAATACTCTAACTATAACGAAAACAGATAACACCACAGTTACCGCTACTATACCTGATGCAACAACATCTGCTCATGGTCTGATGACTGACACCCAATTTGATAAACTGGCTGGAATTGAAGCGGGAGCAAATGTCACTGACAAAGCGAATGTTGTCGCTGCTCTTGCACTTCTCGATGAGACTGATACTCTACACATTGGCGATGCTGGTAATGATACTACTGTTAGGGTTAGGGGCAATCTCTTTGTTGATGGAACAAGTACAACAGTAAATCAAACTAAAGTGAATGTTCAGAACGCATTCGTCTTTGAAGGTGCTTCTGCTGATGCTCACGAAACAACCCTGACAATAGTTGACCCAACTGCTGACCGAACAATTAGCCTACCAAACATAAGTGGAACTCTAATTACAACTGGTGATACAGGGACAGTATCTTCAGGTATGATTGCAACAAATGCAATAACAAACGTCAAATTAGCCAACAATGCTGTTGATACTGCTGAGATAGCAGATAGTGCTGTTACTGCTATCAAGATGGCAACCGGAAGCGTAGTCACTTCTAGACTAGCAGATGACAGTGTAACAACAGCGAAAATAGTGGATGATGCTGTTACCCCTGCTAAAATCAACATTATTGATGATTCAATTAGTGCAATTGATACACAAATCATGGTTGCAAACGGTACTCATTTCACAAACAAACCAGTTTCAGGAGATGCGACTATCAGCAACACTGGTGCTTTGACAATAGGGAACAACAAAATCTCCACTGCGAAGATAATTGATGATGCAATAACCACTGACAAAATCGCTGCTGACCAAGTGACATATGCGAAGATTCAGAATGTATCTGCTGATGAGAGGATACTAGGTAGGGTATCAGGTGCTAATGGAGTAATAGAGGAACTTACTGCAAGCCAAGTTCGCACAATGATAAATGTAGAATCAGGTGCTGATGTAACTGTTGCTACTAATGTCGCAGCAGCCGGAGCAGTGATGGATTCAGATTTCAATTCTAATGGCTTAATGAAAAGAACTGGTGCAGGAACTTACACAGTAGTTGCAGTTGATTCTTCGGGACATCCTGACATATCCGCAGCAAGCGATAGTCTCAACTCAGGAAGAACATACATACAGGATATCGAACTTGATAGCAATGGTCATGTAATTGGTTTGGCTACTGCTACCGAGACAGAGGTAAAGAGAACTCAGGAAGAGATTGAAGACTTCGTTGGTGGAATGGTCACAGGCAATACTGAGACATTCATCACAGTAGACTATCAAGATGGAGATGGTACGCTTGACTTCATAGTTCCAGTTCTAAATGAGAACAATTTGAACTCAAACTCTGCCACACATCTCGCTACCCAACAATCCATCAAGGCGTATGTGGATACCGAAATATCGGATTTAGTCAATAACGCACCTTCAACACTAGACACTCTGAAAGAAATAGCAGATGTGCTAGGAGATGATACTCAAATAGCGGGTACGATAATCGATGCTCTTGGAAACAGGGTGAGAACGGACACCGCTTCACAAGGTCTCGGTACGACAGCAAAGGCAAATGCTAGAGCAAACATAGGTGTAGATGTAGCGGGAACTGATAACTCAACAGATGTGACTCTTGCATCTGTGTCAAACAACTATCTCAGTATTTCAGGACAGGCAATCACTGCTGGAACTGTGCCTCTCTCACTGGGAGGAACTGGGGCTACTTCAGCATCTGCCGCAAGAAGTGCATTAGGTGTTGATGCGGCTGGAACAGATAACTCCACTAATGTCACACTAACTGGCAGTGGAAACTATCTCAGTATCAGTGGACAAGCAATTACAGTTGACCCAATAGATATCTCAGATGATACTAACCTAACTGCTGGAACAGGGCTGACTCTAAGTGGAGATACACTGAATGTAAATGCAGCACAATCAGGAATCACAAGTGTTGGAACACTATCTTCCCTAACTGTATCAGGAGATGTCACAGTAGACACTAACACATTCAAGATAGATACAACGAACAATCGTGTTGGTATTGGAACATCAACACCCGGATACAAACTACAAGTAGAAGGCTCATTCGCTGCACAAACTAAGTCTTTCGTTATTCCACATCCTACACAAGAAGGTAAGACACTACAACATGGTTCTCTTGAAGGACCGGAACATGGAGTGTATCATAGAGGCAGACTAGAAGGAAGTGTGATACAACTACCTGAGTATTGGACAGAGTTGGTTGATGAGAATACAATTAGTGTTCAATTGACTGCTAATGGCGACTTTCAAATGCTCTATGTAGAAAAGATAGAAGACAACCAAGTGTTCGTGGCTAATGCAGCAGACGAGGGCATTGACTGTTTCTATCTGATTCATGGTGAGAGAAAGGATGTTGGAAAGATGGAGGTTGAATACTGATGGGTAACTCGGACAAGGACATTCTAATTACGCCAAACAAAGGACAGAGTGCAAAACCAAAGATAGAGGTAACTGGTTTTGACAATACAACTAAGGCAATAGAAGTCAACAATGATGGTTCTCTGACATTCAATGCGAAGATTGCAGCAACATCAGGTTCTGTTGCTGATGGCAACGCCAACTTAGTCACTGGTGATGCTGTATTCGATTACATAGCAGCACAGGGCTTCACTACGGAAGTTGGAGACATAACTAGAGTAATTGCAGGAACAGGGTTGTCAGGAGGAGGAGAAACAGGTGATGTCACACTGACTAACGCAGGTGTTACTTCGATTGTCGCTGGAAGTAATATATCGATTAGTGGTGGAACAGGTGCGGTAACGATAACAGGGACTGCTGACACTGATACACAATTGAGTAACTCAGAGGTAGAGACTGCTTACAATGCTCAAGTGGGTCAGGTAAGTTCGACTGAGAGAACAAATGGGACTGAAACAGGAATCAGGAGATTCGCTCCTGCTGATGTCAAGAGTATGATAGATACTCATCAAACCGACACTAACACACAACGCACCGACTCACAGATTAAATCTGTCGTAGGAGCGATGTTCAGTGGCAATACAGAGACAGGAATATCTGCAACATTCCAATCAGGTGACGGAACTATCGACCTAGTTGTTTCATCTGTTGGTGATACAACAGGAAACGCAGCGACTGCAACTAAACTACAATCAGCAGTAAACATTGGAGGTGTAAGTTTTGATGGAAGTACAAGCATCAACTTACCCGGTGTAAACACAGGAGGTAATCAGAATACCACTGGTAATGCAGCAACCTCTACCCTTGCAAGCACAGTGACGGTATCTGATAGCACTGCTAACACTAACTTTCCAGTTGTATTCCATGATGAATCCAATGCACTTCTAGATGACACAAACGCATTGAGATATAATCCTTCTACTGGAACTCTTTTAGTTCCTAACTTGAATGTAGCAGGAACTACGACACAGGTAAACACTGTGACAATGGAAGCAGCAAATGCCGTTGTATTTGAGGGAGCGACATCAGATGACTTTGAGACAACTCTAACTATCGTAGACCCTACTGCTGATAGAACCATATCTCTACCAAATGCAGGTGGAACAGTAGCAGTATCTGCTTCGGGCGGAATAGCACTATCTTCTGCTGGTGATATCACAGCCAACTTGTCTGCTTCTCATATTCCTACCTTAAACGCATCCAAGATAACAGCCGGGACTTTCGGAACTGCAAGAATACCCACACTAAATACTTCAAAGATAACAGCAGGGACATTCAACGATAATAGAATAGCAGAGAGCAACGTCACACAGCATCAGGCTGCTCTTTCAATAACAGAGTCGCAAATAAGTGACTTGCAATCTTATCTGACTGCACCTAGAACTGTGACTGCTGGTGGTCAGACATTAGCAAACGGAGAGACTCTAGCCTTTACTGCCGGAACTGGAATTAGTATTTCTGAGAGCAATGGTGCAGTAACAATTACCAATACTGTTTCTGATACCAATACCTTCAGACCTGTTACTGCTGGTGGCAACACACTCGCTTCAAATGAAACTCTTGCTTTTACAGCAGGTAGCAACGTGACGATAACAGAGGTAGATGGAGCAGTTACTATTGCATCAACCGACACTAACACCGTCTACGTTCATCCTAACCATAGTGGTGAAGTAACCTCTACTTCTGATGGTGCTACTGTCATAGCAGACAACGTAATAGATGAAGCAAATCTAAAGGTAACAAATACTGCTGTGGATAACTATCTATTAAGTTATGATTCTGCATCAGGTGGCTTCACTTGGGTAGCAGCAGGTGCAGGTGGAGAGAACAATCAGAATGCCTTCAGCAATGTAGTAGTTGGTTCAGATACAATAGCAGCAGATTCAGCAACTGACACGCTGACATTAGCAGCAGGTTCTAATGTAACAATTACGGCTAATACATCTAACGATACTGTTACCATTGCATCCACAGATACTAGCCTAAGCACAGAGCAGGTTCAGGATATCGTAGGAGCGATGTTTGAGACAACAAACACTGAGAGTGGAATCACTGTCACATACCAAGACTCGACAGGAGACATAGACCTTTCAGTAGCAAGTCAAACAGACAACAACTTCACAACAACCCTCAAGAACAAACTAGATGGCATAGAAACTGCTGCTACTGCTGACCAAACAGCAGCAGAAATCAGAACACTAGTCGAGTCTGCCTCTGACTCAAATGTGTTTACTGACGCTGACCACACTAAGTTGAATGCTATTGAGACAGGTGCTACTGCTGACCAGTCTGCTGCTGAAATAAGGACATTGATAGAGTCAGCATCTGATTCCAATGTCTTCACAGATGCAGACCATACGAAACTGAATGCAATAGAGGCAAGTGCTACTGCCGACCAAACAGGAGCAGAGATAAAGACAGCACTATTCAACGAGTCTGACACAAACAACCTGACAGATACCCTACTAAGCAAACTCAATGCTATCGAGGCTAGTGCCACTGCTGACCAAACTGCGGCAGAAATTAGAACTCTAGTTGAATCGGCAACAGACTCCAATGTATTTACGGATGCAGACCACTCCAAGTTGAACGCCATTGAAGCATCTGCAACAGCAGACCAAACGGCATCTGAGATAACTGCTCTACTGAATGATGTTGCCAGTTACTCACTTGGAACAACCAGCAGTGGAACTATCGCTGTAAACAATGACATGACCGTAGCAGGAGATTTGACTGTAACGGGAACAACTACGACTAACAATGTAGAAACTGTAAGCACTAGCAATGGTGTGATATTTGAAGGAAATCAAGCAGATGGCAATGAGGTAACTCTACTAGCAGGTTCTGTAACAGCCGATAGAACAATTACATTGCCTGATGCAGCAGGAACAGTAGCGGTATCAGCGTCAGGAGGAGTGGCATTATCTGCTGCTGGTAACATAACAGCGAACCTATCAGCATCTCACATACCTACTATAACAGCAAGTAAGGTAACTGAGATATCCAACTTAACAGCAGCAGAGGGAGCACAGTTAGAGAACATAGGTTCTACAACGATATCAGCAGCACAATGGGGATACCTTGGTGCAGCAACAGGAGCGATAACTAACACAGACACTCAACTGTCTGATGCAGAGGTTATCGCTGCACTTAACTCAGACTTAGGTGGAGACATCGTATTCGGAACTCAGACCGATGATGAGGTCAGGTTCGGTGGAGATGTATCAGGTAGAGTGGCAAATGGAACAGGAAGCAATCTATATCGCTTCGGGGGTCTATACCTCACATGGGATGCAGATAACTACGGAACAAACTTCAATCACTCAATCACTTCTACCGAGAATGGGTCTTTCAGTGACAGTCTAACCATCAACTCATACGACAAGATTCGTCTGAACATGGACACCAACTCCAACAATAACGACTCGTATATTCAGTTCGGTAGGCATTCCACTGGTACGGGTGGAGACATCTTCATGACCATTGAAGATGGAGGTAAAGTAGGTATAGGAAGTACAAGTCCTGATGCTCAGTTAGAGGTAGTCGGTGCATTAGCACCATCATCTGCAACTCAATTCTCATATGCTGAGACATTGAAGTTGGATGTAGCAGACGGTGGAACTGCCGAAGGTCCAGCAATCAGATTCAGACAAGGTGCGACTAGTGACCACAATGCTGCTGATTATATGTTCCAAGTGATGGGTGATGGTGGTAGTTCGGTTTCACACGAATACTCCTTCAACTATGGATGGAGAAAGTGGCATCATGCTACTGGTGCTGATGGCTTCAAGCCAGTAATGAGGTTCAAAGCAGCAGGAGACAGTAGTGCTAGTGGAACACAATACGGAGAGTTTATTCTAACTTCAACCGCTACTGCATGGGATGTCTATGATGGAACACATACAGGACTTGAGCCTTCTACATTCGATACTAAGATAAAGTTGAGTGGTGGTGAGACATCATACATCAACAATGGACAGAACTTCGGAATAGGCACTACGAATCCTGTATCTGAATTAGACTTGAGTACGGGTGCGTTGTCATTCGCTAACACCAACACACAACTCAAACTGTCCGGTGGGTCGAATGTAGATTTCCAACTTGGGCATTGGGGCAACACTCACATCCTCATAGACACAGATGGAAATGACTCAAGCAGATATTTCGCTGTAAGTCATGGTAATGCTACTGCTGGTTCTGCGACTGAGTTAATGCGTGTGCAAGAGAATGGTAGGGTCGGAATAGGCACTACGAGTCCTGTCAGACCGCTTCACGTTGTCGGGGATGCCTATGTGCAGAATGGCGACATACTTCTCTCAAGAGGAAACTTCTACCTACAAGATGCAAGCGATGCTACCAAGCGAGGTAGTTTCACAAGCGATGGTGTTTGGGCTTGGGAGAATGTCAATGTCGGAATAGGCACTACAAGTCCTAATGCTAAATTAGAGGTTGATGGAACTATAAAAGTAGACCCAACTGGAACATACTCAGCAGTAACAGGTAGTGGTAGTGATACGTCTACGGTAGCGGGTATAGTATTCGATGGCGATGCTGAACTCTTCAGGGAGTCAAATGGCTATCTCAGAAGGATAATCGGTGCTAGTAGCAGCACAATCACAATCGGTCAAACAGGAACTTCGATATGGGACACCATTGACCTGATACCCGGACATAGTGGAAAGGTCAGAATATACTCTGATGACCCTTCTACTAACGCAAGTAACCTACTTACGCTAACAGCAGATGATGGAGTTGTAAACACTCGCCAGTTACAAGTTGGAAGTGGTGCGACAGTCACTTCAATCAACACTTCTTTCTCCGACAATGATACTTCCCTGATGACTTCCCAAGCAATCAAGGAGAAGATTGAGAATTACGGATACATCACTTCTCAAATGACATTCATTCTAGAGGATGATGATGGCACTGAGGTCTCTATATCAAATGCTGAAGAGGTTAAGTTTTTCAGTAGCGATACAAGTATTGACATTAATTACACCGACATATCTCCGGGTTCAGACTCAGACCCATTCGATTTGAGTTTCAAAACTCTACACGCTCCTTATCTACATACAGTAGATGATAGAGACTTTGCTCCTGAAGATTTAACCACTACCCAAAGACAAATATTCGGATTGTTCTCTACAAAGACAGGATTAGAAGATGGTTCAACCACCAACGGTTCTGACTATACTGATACTCTAATATTCGACACTTACACAGGTGACTCAGGTGGAGAGGCTAACCTACTAGCACTATCTAAGAATAGTACACAAAGAATCTATCATTATCGTGCTGCTAGAGATGCTACTGATTGGGGAACTGCCTCTACTTTAGCATACACAAGTGATGTCCCAACAACGGAAGCGATTCAGGATATCGTTGGAGGTATGTTCTCTAGTAACACTGAGACAGGTATAACGGCAACATATCAAGACAGCGATGGTACAGTTGACTTAGTAGTTGGCACATTGAATCAGGATACGACAGGGAATGCAGCGACAGTAACAGTTGCTCTTGATGAATCTACAAGTGCCAACAATGCTATCGTATTCCATAGAAGTGATGGGTCATTAGCAAGAGATGGTGGTTTCAGATTCAATCCGGGTAGCGATGCAATGATTGTGCCAAAGATTTCTGCGTCAGGAGCAGTAACTGTTGGTACTTTAGAAATTGGTGGTAGTGGTGTTGTCGCTACAACTATTTTAGATGAAGATAATATGTCTTCAAACTCTGCTACTGCTTTAGCATCTCAACAGTCTATCAAAGCATATGTGGATGCAAATGCAGGTGGTGGTGGTGGTTCTCCCGGTGGTTCAGACACTTTCATTCAATACAACAATGGCGGTTCTTTCGGTGCTACTACTCTCTCCTATGATGACACATCAGGTGCAGAACAATACAAGATAGACGTATCATCAAGCGAAACCCCGTTTGTTATAGTGCAGACTGGTGCTGGAAATTCGTTTGAGGTTCATGATGCTGCTGACCCCGATAATAACAGGTTTCAGATTTCTAATTCAGGTAATGTCACAATAAAAGGTCTAAACGGTGGAGGTTGGGGTCAAGCGTTATATGTGGCTGGAAATACTATAAGTTCTAGATTTAGGGCTGAACAAAGTTCTGCTGCTAATCCGGCATTTGTTAGTGCTTATGATTTAGATACAGGAATGCTCTTCCCTGCTGCTAATACCGTAGGATTTTCAACAGGTGGAACTGAAAGATTAAGATTAGGTTCTAGTGGTGAAATATTAGTTGGTGGTACGGCTGCTGGAAGTAGTGGTCAAGTATTAACTTCCGGTGGTAGCGGTGCTGCTGTTTCTTGGACTAGTGTTAGTGGTGGTTCTTCCACTACTGGTTCTTTCTACTTAATTGCAGAAGAAAGTAACTGGCAACTGAATGTTGGTTCTTCAAATGGTTTCCATTGGTCTTTCGGTAATGGTTCTGATATAGGAGATGCACCGTCTTCTAATGCAAAGAACGAAGGTATTGCACTACCTATTGATTGTACGTTGAAGTTCTTGCACTTGAACTGTGCAAATGACGGTAATGAAACCGCAGGTAACAGTGCAACTGTTCAGATATACAAAGCAAATGCTGCCAATTCAAGTCAATCAGCAGTTTCCGGTACTGCAATAACCGCTACTGTTGCTACTAATGGACACGGTATATCTGCTACTGGTGACTACGATGTTGATTTTGACAAGGGAGATATCGTTCTGTTCAGGTCTACTACGGCTAATCAATCAGGAATATATCTAGGTAGAGGAACAATATCAGCATACTTTGTGGAGAGGTGATTAAATGACAGAAGAAACAGACATGGATTTAATGTGGGAAAAAATGAGAAAGGTAAGGAATGCATTATTATTACAGTCAGATAAGTATGTATTGCCTGATTTATGGGAAGGATATACAGATGCACAGAAAGGTGAAATTAGAAGATATAGAATGGAACTGCGAGATTGGCCTGAGACGATTGACACTCCATTGAGTCTAGGAAGTAAACTACCTGCTAAACCATCATTTGTGAAAGATGTAGACACATACAAACTTAGACCTTGAAGGAAGTTAGCGGCAACTAGTTCGCAATGACACTGAAATTTTTGCATAAAAAAAGGCAAAGTGGCCGAAGGATTATTCCTCCGACCACAGTGCTTTACATTCTCTACAACGCCAAATGTGTAGAGTCTCTTGTGAACCCACAACCTTACCCTTTATTCTTTGAGGGATGGTGTCCTCAAAACAATAAGGGCATTTTTTAGTTAGAGCCAGTTCGACCACGCTCTTCGCTAATTAGGTTCTCCATGTATTCATCTATGCTTTCTTCGGTATACTTTGAATTACCGAATGCAGCAAAGAACAACAGAGAAACTAGCATGACGAAGATTATCCAGCCGAGCCATTCCCACGGTGACATTACCAATCCACCTCCAATTCTTTCATTATTTCTTCATCTATGGAAAAGCCCTTCACCATCTTGTTTTCCTTTCCATGAATCCACAAATCATATACGAGTTCACAATCCTTAAGGCAGTAGTCTGCAACTTCTGAGAATCTACCATCTTTCCAAACCAAAGGAGCATCTGCACTATCCATGAGTTTCTCAGTACCTAATGTATTTTGAACTAAGTTATTCAAGGAATATCTTTCACCGTATGATTTATTCAATATTCTACTAGTATCGATGTATGCTTTATCATCCAAGTATTTCTTGATGCAATATATGTCCATAGCATTTTTTAAAACTGCCAAATCAAATGAAACGATGTTGTGTCCCAAGAGAATACCATTGTTCTGATGGTGGTCATCTAAATCAAACTTCAACTGTGAAAGTGGTTTTACTGATACACCTGACTTACGAATCGACTTGATTGGCTCATCAATGTATACAGTTCCGTGATTGCCATCCCATGTGCAGACAGTAGATACCTCAAACATATGAGTATTACCCCAACCCCCAATTTCATGAGAGTAGTTTTTCGTTTCTATGTCTAGGGCTAGAACATTCATTCCTTTCCACTATCCCCTGTCCAAAGATTTGCGAGTTTCTTAGCCTGAGCCTCTGCTGGATTTGGTGCTTGGATTAGGTTTGGTTTACACATCCATGCTACTAGGTGTTCTCCACCGCCAACTGTTATCATTGTCGATAGATACCACCCATCCTTCCCATATGTATTCAGGGACTCATTTATCACTTTTGGGCCATCACTCACGTTGAACACCAAGAATTGATGTTCGTATGTATCTTTTTTACTCATTTTTCTTTTCCTCCTTTATCTTCAAATACGTTCTTACTCCAATTTTCTTGGTATCGAACATACTGGAAATCTTTTTGAAGTTGTTGTAAACCGTAGTTTGCCCCTTCTTCGTGTCCTCCCGAACATGTGATAGTAGAAGAGTCTTGTTCACCCAACCTTCATCACCTTTCTTTCTCAGCCCCTCGTATGCTTCTCGGAACGCATTAATGCCTACTCGTTCATGCAACGCATGTGTTTTCACCTTCAATGCTACGTCTAGCCACGACACAAGCGATTTATAGCATTGTCGAATAAGAGAAGAGGCTTGTCGTGCATGTCTTTCAGTCACAATGTACCTTTTACTTGGGTCTTTGATGTTAGGTGCTTCTGCTATACAACATAGAACAGATAGTCTTGTCATCGTCTGATTTAGCCTCGTTATGAAGTTTCCAGCAATCTCAAACACTTCAGGTCTGCTATTAGCGACATAGTTTCTCATTTTAATTGACTCATTCTTCAAAGCGTCATTATATCCCTTACCAAACGTTATCGTCTGCAATGGGTCTCTTCCGCTTTCCTCAAATCTTTTTCTCAGTGATTCATAGATAATAACAAAATTCTGTGCGAACTTTTTGATAGGAGCATCCTTCGGTTTGATAGTTCCAACTTCATCAAGAACCTTCTCTCTCAATTCATCTTGAACTTCCTGTGGAACTTCCTTGATGTAGATTAGAGTTCTTTGAATAACACCCTTCTCAGCAATAACATTTGTTAATGTCTTTGGTATGTATGTAGTAGCATAGATACTTCTCTGACATCTGCACTCTATGATATCACCATCACGAAGTTTTTTTCTGATAATCCAGTTCTCTCCGTGTAGAGTATTCATGAACTTATTCAGATACATGATAACGTTCTCTTTATGTTGGGATTGCTTGAATACACCTGAGTATTCAAACTCGTCATATGCAACTAAACCACTTCCCTCAAAGCCGCCATCGATTTGCGTTGGTATCTCAACCCACTGCATCTCACCATCATCGTCTTCTACTCTCTCTTTATCTATCTTCATAGACCCAATAAGAGCAGCATCGGTTGTATCATCAACACCAAAAACATCATAGTTAACATTATACTTTTCATTCAGTATTCTAAATGTTTCATTAGCAACAGGTCCAAAGAAGTTATACATCTCAGTTTTACCTGTTCCCGATGTTTGCATCCATATGAATTGTATTCTACAATCATCAACTCTTCTGCCACTCGGTATAGCAACCATATCCTTACACAGTTGACCAAGTATAACGAAGAAGCCGATTGCAGCAGGTATCTCGTTATACTTTGAGACATCTGCTGCACTCTTCACATATTGCTCAACCACCTTTGGTAAACCAATTGTCTTTGGTTGAACTAGTGGTAGTTCTTCTCCTAATCCTTCATAATACATCCTATCTTCATCATATTCATTTTCATTCATGTTATCACCATTTTATCTTCTTTATTCAGCACATCGATTACCCTCTTGGCAATCACTTTACCGAAGCCTTCCAGTTCACATATCTCCTCAACTGATGCTTCTCCTATCTCCATGATAGAGCCGAATCTTTCTATCAGGAGTTTTGCTTTCTTCACACTGATTCCTTTTATTGTGCAAAGAACATCTATTCTCAAGTCTGTTGTAGCAATACGCTTTCTTATCAAACTTGGAGTGTGTATCTCTCTATCTATTGGTTGCATCTTACAAACGACTGATATAATTCTAGCAGCCTCCTTTGCAGATGAGACCCATATTATGTTACAGTCAGTGTCTAATATTATCTTACCAATAGCACCATCGAACTTGTTTCTCAACAGTCTAGCATTCTGTTTGTTATTCACATACATCAAATAGTTCTCAACTGCATCTCTGAAGTCACCATAAACTATCACTATGTTATTCATGAACTTCGCATCCATATTGTCTAGTTGATTCCACAGTCTCTTGTTAATAACAGACTGTAAGAAGTCAAACGCAGACTTTGCCTCAAAACAAACATCACCAAAGGTATAGTCACCTATGTCTAGCCATTCCTTCTCGTAGGGAACATTAATCTCCCTACAATTATGAATAACCATCTCTGCTAATTCTGAGTGTTCTCTACTGTCTATTTTCAGTTTAAGCACCATCGTAATACCTCCAACATTTTCCAATGCAGTATCCTTGTGGGATAAGCACGTTAGAACACGAAGGGGCGTTGTATCCCTTATCTACAATTCCTCTAACATACTTTGAAGATGTCCTAGAATCCCAATCTAACCAAACATCTTCCTTTGAAGCGATGACTTCTAACTCATCCATAATCGTCTTGTGAATTTGGTCATTCTGCTCAGAAGAAAGAATTCTCTCACCCATACTCAGTAGGTCTCTATACCACTGAACCAAATATACTCTAGCATAGTGGCTAGGGTTCTCAACCATAACTGCGTTATGCAGACATGGAAGTATTGGTAGTTTACCGATTGGAACAGGTATCTCAACTTCTACTTCTGACATCTCGATTGCTTCCATCTCAGGAAACACTACTAGTTTACTACCATTGTTTGAGGATATCTTTCTAGGTCTCTTAGCCATAGAAAGTATCTCGTTCAAAGAACCTGATAGGTCTTCAATTACAAGAGGAATACAGAAATACGGATTTCCGTTCTCATCCGAACTACTTAGGTTCATTGAGTTAGGAACTCTTCTCAATCTATTAGTTTGGATACCCGTTCTATCAAGCGTAGCAACACCATTACTGACTTTGGAATAATACTGCTGAATGCTTCTGATATCATCTACTGGTTCTCCATAGACAAAGACATGGAAACCCTTGCCACTAAAATACATTTTGAAGATGGTATCTTCAGCGACTAATTCAGAAACTACTTTCTTGAGGTCATTATAGGCATTTTCCAGTGGTTCATCATGAGCATCGAAATCTAAGAATGCTCTATCCAACACAACCGAGAAGTCTAGTTTGACTCCATTATTGAAGTCATCAAAGTCATACACTGTCGTATAGCAGTTCATCTTCCCGTTATAGGAATTGAACCAGTTGACAAACTCACTCCGATTCTTTACTACTGTCCTTCTCATTTGTGGTGCGTTTCTTAGATGACTTCCTGCCCACACTTCTCTTGGCATTCTCATTTTTATTCTCCTCCTTGAAAGAGACCTTTGCTTCAAGCAATTCCTCCCTTACAACTTCTGCTATTTTTATTTTCAATTGTGACATTATTGTGTTCATGTATATTTGCCCGAAAGGAGTTCTCTCTTCAGCAAACACATCTGTATCCCATACCATCTTCAGTTTATCAGTGGTAGGCATTTTCTCATACAATATCTCTGCTAGATTGCTTACTGTATCAGATACATTTGCAATCTCCGAAAAACTCCATACCTTTTGTTTTAATTCTTCTTTTACCATTTTATCTATCATTATTTATTCCTCTCTCTATATTCTTTTTTTCTTCTAAAGTATTCTTTCCATTTCATCAGAACCAACTCTCCGTGTTAGCAGCATCACATATACCAAAGAAACTGCAATTTGAACAGGTCTTTGCGAAATACTTCGTTGGGAATATACCCGTTTCGTATGAGTGAATCAATTGTGCAATACCCTTCTTCACTGCCGTTATGCTACTTTTCTTGACTTCCTCAACATAGATGTAGTTAGCCGCAGGATAGTACCAACCCCAATGAGAGATAGGTATCTCAGGGTCTAATCCCCATTCTCTCAACTTCTCATCGGGTGTATTCTCAAAGAGAATCTTGTAGAAGGCCATCTCCTTACGCATCATAGTAGTCTTCCAATCCTTCCAACCACCAGTCTTTAATTCCATAGGAATGTATCTTTCCCCTTCTTTGAACATACGGTCAATGATACCTTGAAGATGAACAACATAATCTTGCTTTAACGGATACTTTGAATTCTCATCCTTGTTGATTACAATCTTCGCATCTAACATTATCTCATTGATAACTGGAACAAAGTCTTCAATTGTTCCTTCATCTCTTGCTTCTATGAATCTGTTCGCCTCAAAGATAGACATTGCCTCATACATCTCATCATAGTCATCTATGGGATGAAGTTCCATACAGTAATTAACAAGTTCTTCGTAAGACATGTCCTCTGCTTTCTTTACATCGAAAGTATTGAAGAAGTCCTCTCTTGCATTGTGTATGATACTTCCCTTAATCATGACCTCAGTTGTTTCTATTGGCATTCTTTCCTTATATTGAAACTCATACCTCTTAGGACACCACTGGAAAGAACCAAGCGATGACTTGGATATCTTCAATATAGGATACTCTTCATCCCCGTAATACTCAGGTTGCCATTGATATGTGTATTCATTTGTATTGCTTTGTCTCATTAAAACCATTCCTCCAACGTTTTTTGTCTACTATCCACTGATATCTTCCTGATATCCCAACCCATCGCTCGATAGATTGGTTCTGCTTTTTTAATAACTGATTCAGAATAGTGTGACCAGTCAGGCTCGTAATCGTAGAAGTCATCTTCTACTAGCAAGGACACATACGTTGCTTTAACGTTCTGTCCAGTTATTGGATTGTAGAATGTTTCTTTGCTGCTTATTTTTAGATACAAGTATGTATCAGTTATCTCCTCATAGCCTTTGGAATGGCTGAACAGTACACCTGCTATACCTGAACCAACAGTAGGTCTCTTACCCTTTGTTGTTGTGAAGTTCAAGTTATTTGCTGCACAACATGGCTTCTCCATCAAACTGAACATAGAATTTCTCCTACGACAGTTCTTACAGTCAACCATGAACCTCTCTTCACGGTATCTACTTCTCTGAAGTATGTCTGATAGAGGAATCTCACCTCTGAGAACTTGATTATACATATCTTTCAGATATTTTGTCACTTCTTCTTCAGATTTACCTTCTACCCACATGTTTAGCACTGAAAGTTGAACATCTTTGGCTAATTTAGTCAAGGAAACCCTCTTTGCAGTGAATCCAGTCATAACAAACTCCTCTTTATCGAGAAATTCACCGTCTTTCCATGTAATCAGACCTGCATTTCTGTTTTTTGTTGCTCCAACACCCAAAGTTCTGAAGTATTTCTCAAACTCTAGTGTTACGGGATGCTCTTCTAGTCCCATAACGTTAGGAAATGACTTTCTAACGTGTTCATTCAGTATTTTTAGGGTCTTTTCAGCAGTTTCGATGCTGTTGTCCTCAATATCAACGTAAATTGAGTCAGTATGACCATAAACCACCTTCATGCTAACAACTCCACTGCTATAATTGATGCAATAATCACTTTTACAAGACTGAACACTGTCCTTAGTAGTGCAAGTGTTGCAAATCTGTCCTGTGACCACTTTTCTATACTCATATTACATTCACATCCTGTAAAAGTGAAAACAAACCGTAAATGAAGATAGAAACGAACAAAACCTTACTTGAAATGCTCAAAAACTTCCTTGCATCCTTAAAAATCTGATTCATAGCCTCTTTTCTTAACTCAGACTCTGATTTCTCAGGTTTCTCTTCTTTTTTACTCTTTAAAAAATCAATATTCGCACTTTTTATTGGCATTATAATTCCCTCACTTTGAATGCAGCAGTTCTGATTGCTTCTCTAGCACTAGCAGTTATACTAGCAGCCAAATCAACATCAGCCCACCCAAATCCTTGAAATGCAACGATTCCATAGAATGAAGCCATTAATCTCTTGACCGCAAGTTGATTGTTGTTCCACTTAACATAGTCGGATTTGTTTTTACTTTCTTTCATCATTTTCTTGTATTCGTTTCTTAATACTTTCAGGTCTAGAACTGCTTGTGGTAGTAGACCTAGTTTGTCTGTCTTGTAATATCTCATATCATAGTCTTCTATATCTGAGAAGTCTTTTGGTGTTTTTATGTTCACCCCAAACTCAGTTGGTTCAGTAGACTTAGTTTCCCAAGATATATTCCTAGCAATCATCATACTTGGATATAGACCTGCGAAATCAAATGCTGCAACTCCCAAGTGAAGACCATTTGTAGCCTCACTGAGAGGGTCATAGACCATCGCACCATCGTAGTCTACCCTGTCACCTTTCATGCCCGTAGGGGCTTTCCAAGAGGCATTACGCATGAAGTATATTCCACCCATGTTAGAGGCGTAGAAACATGCATCGAATGGTGCAATCAGCAAACGTTGTAACGATAGTATCGCTTCAGTTGTAAAGTTCTCATCATCTATCCTCTTGATTAACTCAACGTCTTTCAAAGCATACTCTAGATAGGTTTCAGTGTCTTCTTGCCAGCCTCTCCTGAAGAACTCGTTCTTATCAGGAAACTTATCGCTGACTAACTTCTTCTCACCTAGAACACTCTCAGATACATAGTCTAGAGATAGTGAAGGAAGTGTTCCCCTCTGTGCATCATTCCATTGTCTCTCAAAGGCTAGGTCTAATGGTACGCATATTCTACCTTTGATTGGTTGATTGATAGGGCTATACCCATCAATACCATACTTACCATAAGACAGTTTAACTTTAGACTCAGATAAGGAAAAAGATACACCATCCACTTCCATACAAGGAGATAGTATTCTTGGGTCTATCTCATTTTCATGTAGTCTCTCAATCAACTTAGGTAGGTCGAACTTCCAACCGAACCAAGAGATTAGCATGTCAGGGTCTTTCTCCCTAATCATTAGAACAAACTCCTCAAGCATTTCCTTCTCCGTTCCCGAATCAGGTTGCCAAGTAAGAGTGTGATACTCATCATCAAAGTTATCGTAGACAACAATGGCCGTGATAGCACCATCATGTTCACCACCTTGCATCCACTCCATGTCCCAATACCACTTACGCATATCATACTCAGGAAGTTCATTCATCATGTCAACGGCATATCTGTAATGGTGTCTGACATCTGCTTCGTATGTTCTATCTCCTCTATCATGGAAGAAAGCCTTCACCTTATTCATGTACTTGCTATGGCTAGGTGTCCAAGTTACTTTTACGAGTTCTCTACCCTGAAGATTCTTCCAACCTCCTTGATGATACTCAAGACTCATACTGAATGAAGCATTTCTCTTACTCCTAGTTTCTTTGATGTAGATAGTATCGCCGTCAAGTTTTACAGAACGTGCGTTTCTCTCAACAAAGAAGTGGGGTTGGAAGTCGTAGAAAGAAACTAACTCTTCTCTACGCTTACCATCCTCACGCCATCTAAGACATATACCTGCATTCGTATTCGTAATTATCATATTATCACCTTGCTATGTATGGGGCTTTAATCAGCACCCTATCTTCTGCTTTCCAAACAATAGGAGACTCATCCTTCAAGAATATCTTGACCTCTGTGTTCTTAGGAAAGAACTTGTGAAACTGTCCAGTAACCTCGACAGTAGAGGGGTCTCCACTTATGTCAGTAGTTGCAACAGTCGTTACCACCTTATCAGTGATAGACTTCTCACTACTCATTGTGAATGTCTCATCAACATTGAAGTGATACCTTGCATTGTTAATCACATCACATCTCTTCACGGCATCAGTTAGATTATCTGAGTTAGTTGTTATCACTGTCTCAAACTCAACACTACCAAACATGGGATTGTTTTCATCTATCTCATAACCTTGAAGTCTCGCAATCATTGCGGTACTAGGATGAGATACAACAAGAGGAAGTGAGGCAGTGCTACTGCCATCACTAACCTTGACGTAATCTCCAATCTCGATTAGAACCGTTTCATTGAAGGTCTTAAGATACTTCAGAGTCTTTTCTATCTCTATCGTTACTAGACCTACATCCTGTTTCTCAGAAGTCAGAGTCTCTATTGTTAGACCACAGACAGTTGTGTTATCTGCATTATACAATGTTATTGTTGAGTTGTCACAATCTAGTTCTAGCATTGCATAGTCAGAAACTTGACTGTTCTTTGCATTGTCTCCATTGTGATATTTCCCTTTCATCTGTATATCTATTAACGCATCAGATAGCGTTTTTGTATTCATTCGTATTCTCATATTTATTCCTCATTCAAAGTTCACCTGCTTTAATCTCAGGGAAACCATTCCAATCTACCTTGCCATCATCGATGGTCAAGACCTTCAATCTCTTACCAATCATCTCAGGCTTCCTAGCACTTGCTTCAACCATAGCGTTGAAGGTTGCACCGTTCTTCCTGATGTCTCTAGACATCCTTACTGTTGCAGTAAAGATATCTTCAGTTGAAGAATGCCAGTTAGCCTCAACACCAATAGGGTTTGGATTACCAGCATACTTGTCCTTAGAGTGTGCAATCACAATTCTGTGACATGGCATCTCTAGTATCTGCTTATGCAAGAAGTTCTTGTAAGGAGTGTTTCTGTCACCCCAAACATACGGCGGTTGCTTGATAACTGTATCAGCATCCATACCATGCTTCTCACGCATCTTAGTCTCACATACATCTGTCAGGAGTTTGTCTGCTCCATCTACGATGACTGCCTTCAACTTGTCTTCCTCTAGTATCTCTAGAGCCATTTGATAGAATGCTCTCGCATTATCCATAGTCTCATCGAAGTCAACTAGACTTCCATCTTTCCTAACTATCGGGTTGTATACTATCAGGTTCTCTATGTTTCCATAGTGATTCCTCTTTACATCTATTGCTCTGTTATCAAAGTCAAACACTAGAACTTTCATATCGTTCTTGATGTCTTCTTCCGTCAACAAATCCATAGCCGTTGCCGACTTAGCAGACTTGGGTTCTCCCCAAATACCAAGACACAGGAATGACTTGTTGTTATCCTGTGCTTGCTTTATCTGCTCAAGCATGGCCTTCTTGCGAAGAGCATACTTACCCTTATCAGATTCTTTCGTTTGCACTGCCTTTGTTTTATCGTTGTTTGTCCAACTCATATCTATCACCATTCTTATATTCATCAGGATTAAATGAAATCCCTTTCCATTGTTTTAGTAGTTCATTAAGTTCTACAAGAGACAATTTAACTCTTACATCTTTGGATTCAAAGTGAAACTTTGTCCAATAGTCACCCGTATCAGGGTTGTACTTCCAAGTTAGGAAGTCTACGCTATCCATGCGAAAAGCAAAACTTCTCCCATGAATAACGAGACCTCCATTGGAATCAGTAACCATACTGTATTCCATTACGAACACCTCAGTCGAAGAACCAATCTTCGTCTTCTTCTACGACATCAATCTGCTCAGGACTTCCGCCACGATTGCTCACGACATACAGACCTGAAACGTTGATACTTGTTGGGTTCTCAGCAGACTGAGAAGTTCTACCCACTACGATTATCGAAGAACCGATACCGAAGTTGATGTCTACGTTCTCAGGTATCCAGCAGGTTGTGCCACTGAAACCATCTCCATCCCAATCAATCTCTGTATTGAAGTCATCCAAGTTAACAATCCTGTTACCATTGCTGGTTGCTCTCATGTTGATACTTGTAACACTACCATCAGTAAAGACGAATCTATCTGCATAGTTCTTGCTCATAGCAGAAGCATGGTATCTGTCAATGTCTACCAATGGGCTATAATTAGATTCACAGAACTCCATCAAAGTGTCTTGTATTTCTATCTGAGATACATCTCTGTAAGTCTCAGAGTCAGTAGATAGGTCTGCATTGTATACCAATGAGGTAAGTGTAGTGTCAGTTCCACCGCTTATTGCACCTGCTCTGAAAGAGTTAGGTATGCAACTGAAGTGAACAAACTCAAACGTCTTTGGCTCAAAGTGGACACAGGATGTGCCTTTGTAGGAGAAGTCCCACTTACCCATCTGTCCATCAACTTCACCAACGAATACACCGCTTCTTCGGTATTCTTCCTTTGGTAGTGGTTTACCGTAGTTCTTGTTCCAGTCACCTTCTCTTGTATCAAGAGGAACAATGAACCTACCTGTATCAACTTCTACGTTGTTATCAGGAAGTTTGCCCATGTGCTTCACAATCTCTTCGCCACTTCTCATCATCCTTGCTTCATAACCATCTCCGTCTTCGGTGAAGATAGCAACTCTACCCAAGTTGTATGTCATTTCACTGTCTCTCATATATTCATTCGTTAGCCTGTCTCTATTCATAGCACCCATATCTCTTGCTTCATTCATCGAGATAAAGAAGCCAAATGCATCTTTGAATAGACCGCCACTGTTGTTAGTGGTTTGTGGTGAATCTTGTCGCTTCATTGCTGCACGACTATTCACATAGAATGCTTTCCAAAGACCCCTCGCTAGTTGGGGTTCTTCGGTTGCGTTGACGTTGTTCTTGGAACATATATCCTCAAACCTCGCCATAGCATCCTCTTGGCTCATGCCAAGTATTTCTGCGGCTTTCTCAATATCATTTTTTATTTCATCATTCATTTTCATTTTCCTCCTTTGTTTTCATTTTCTTTCTTTCGTGTTTTATTTCCACTAATCCTTCTGTCAGCATGACTACGCCACACAATATCCAAAAGAAATTGGAATCTACGCTGATGTAACCTAGCGTGTTTAGTATAGGCAGTACAATCAGCAATGCACCGCCTAACGCTATTATCTCATACCGAAGTAGTAGATGTTTGATATCTTCAAAATCCACTACACCGTCTTTGTTCAAATCCATTTTCATATTTATACCTCATTTCAAAATCTCCTTTTAGGTGAGTCTAACCATCTCAATAATTGTCTTAATACTACTATACCTATCAGGAACTCAATCATCAAATCATCTGTCCTATCATCCAAGATGCAAGCAGTTTTGGAGTCATGCTACTACTTCTCCACTCTGCCTCTCCGACAACCCTAAGCAATTTGAACTTCTTGGTTGCTGGCATATCTGTTTTGATGATTACATCGTGCAAGTTAGTGCATATAGTTCTCATGTCTACTGATTCATATAACAAGTCATGCACCTTACCTAAAGAATTTTCATAGTTATTTTCATCAATCATTTGTAATATTTCAGTATAGGGTTCTTGATTCTTGTTGATTTGATTCAATATGGAGGACTTACTATAAGTAGCAGCCTGAAGTTCAGTAAGCCCCCGCCTCATATCTCCGTGTAGAGACTCTATGAAGATTTCCAAATCATCACTGGAAATGTGACTTATTCCTTCCTTTTCTAGAATATCTGATAGCAACTTATGCATTGTTCTATCCTGCAATCTATTGAATCTGTAATTCGCACATCTAGATTGAAGAGGGTGTATTATCCTAAATCTATCATTACATGTAATTAGGAATCTGCAATTGTCTGCATACCTCTCCATGATTCTCTTCAGTGCGTTTTGAGCATCCTTAGTCATACCATCCATTTCATCAAGAAGTATAATCTTGAATGGAGCATCACCAATCTTCTTGGTTGAAGCAATCTCTTTGATTTGATTTCTGACTGTCTCTAGTCTTCTGTCATCTGATGCATTAATCTCAAAGAAGTTGTTATCCACATCTTCCTTGAGCATACCGTTTGCTAATGCAATACCAGCAGCAGTCTTACCCACACCTGCTATTCCATAGAGTAGAACATTAGGCATGTTACCTTGTTCTACCCAACTCTCTGCATCAATTGTGAAGTTGTATTGTCCAACAACCTCACTAAGTTTCTTAGGTCTATATTTTTCTGTCCATAACATTTTCATTCCTCATTTTTAATCAAGCCACTTTGACAGTGTGGCAACTGGTTGAACCGGAGTTCGTTTCGTTTGTCTATCTTTACGGAGTTTAAGTATTCTCAAATCCGTGGTTGAGAGCGTCTTTCTACAATACTCCTTGAAATCATTGTTTTTCAATAAGTCTTTCAAAAGATATCTCTGAAAAGGCCGCATTTTTAACTTCCTCAAAATTTTCGGTATTGAAGAATACGCCTTTCTTTGTGGTGGTGTCATCTTTCGATGCATTCTACCATCGTGAGCATAAGCCAACATCTCGTAGAAGTATGTCTTACTCCATCTTCTCTTCACTTTAGCATCCAAGAACATCAGTTTGTTCGGATGTAAGTTAGGTGCTAACCAAGATATGAACTGGACATCAGCAGGTTCACTGACTTTCAGTTGATTCATTATCACTTCTCTATCCGGGTTTCTTAGATAGTCTCCAACCATAGTGAATATATCTACATCGTAGTTGTAGGGTTCATCTGAACGTGGAGCAATCTCCTTGATTTCATCAAACAGAGACTTCTTCGTTGCTCTGTTTAACTTGCACATACCAAACAGTTTCTTTGGTACGTCTTTCTGATTGATTGAAGTCAACACAACCTGCCCTTTGTATTCAAGGATAGTCTTCCTAATTGCCTCTGTGTTAGGCTTGTAGTTGCACTCTCTGATAATTATTCCTCTATCAGCAGGTATAGAGTGGTTATCCTCTATGTCATACTCATTAGCATACATTATGATAGGGTCACTTGAAACGAGTTTACTCGCCTTCTCCATCTTGTCTGTTCCGTCTTTTCCTACGACTATTACTGTTCTATTCTGATTCTTCATATTTATTAGGCTCATTTGTATCAATCCTTATTTCCATTATTTCTTCGTATGCTTTGCCACAAGCACCGCAGTCAACTAAAATGATAAACCATTTTAATCCATTTTCTTGTTTAACACCTGCTTCATATGCAAATGCTTTACTCTTACATTCTCTACACCCTTCCTGCACTCTCTTCAGTACATGATGGGATAGTATCTCATCATCGGATACCTGACTCTGTTTGTCTAATCTCATCTTCAAAATGCAAATACTGCAAATCTGTTTGAGTTCTGAGTCAACCTCACGGAGACTACATCTCTTACACATAGTTGCCATCAGAGAACCCCCTTCATCTTGAGTATCTTGTCAAGACCATCTTGAGTAAGATGTTCCTTCTGCATAACCATGAAAGTAGTCTTCGCTAGTATATCCCAATCTGCATTTGACGGTAGATTTAGTGGGAGCATGTTGATGAGTTTCATGACCTCACTGAGTTTGCTCACTATCAGTATCGGTTTACGTCTAGCAGAGTGTTCCTCTTCTTTGTACTTGGAGTCAATCTCATGTTGAAGCAGACTTCTCTGCATTCCAAGAAGAAAGTCTTTACTCCCTCTCAGACATATTCTGATTCGCACTCTGTATCCTATCTCTGTACCATTTCTGACAATGCTGACTTCAGGATTTCCATGAGAAAGGAATGCTCCCTGAATGAACTCCTTGCTATACACAGGTCTCCGAGTGGAAGCCTGTCATTATATGTTACTACAATATCGCTCAATATCCTGTATTGTATTACAATCACTAGGATACTTGTCTTCTCTGATTCTGATTATTCTTGGGAATCTCAAACCATACGTTCCGTCTTGATTCTTAGTGACTGCATCAGAGGTTATCTCCAAGACTATTCTAGGTAGGAAGAAGTATGTCCCATTGTCATATGACTCAACTATCCTTTTTAGTTTTACAGATAGTGCATCCATCTCAATCTCTGAGATACCTGAACCCACACTTCCTACTTGCACATATCCTGCACCTTCTTCCTTGACAGATACCCCATATGTGGCGACTACTCCTGCTCTCTTACCACTACCATGCTTGCCTGAAGTGATGACAACATCCAACTCAATTCTAGGTGGCTTGTGTTTTAACAGAGCCTTAGACCTCTTGGATTCATAGGTAGCATCCAAGTCTTTAATCATGATTCCTTCAAAGCCACCATTGATTGCTACGTTATACGCTGCCTCAATATTACCATGCTCAAACATTCTAGCCTGATAGTCTTCAGGAACGAACTTCTTCATTACTTCTAGCCTCACATCGTATGGCTGATTCAACTGAGCGTTACCCATGTAAGACATGCAATCGAAGACAACTAGTTGAACAGGACAGTCAGACACTGCTTTCTGTTTGTCCTTTGAGTGAACCCTTGTTCCTAGTTTCTGATGTGCAGTAGGATTACCCACTTCATCAATAGGAAATATCTCACAATCAATGACGAACTTGTTAGCATCGAATTCAGAAACCCATGAGACAACATCAGGATACTGGTCTGTCACAACCTTGCCCTTTCTGTTGAAAACTATTATGTCATCAGCCTTGTGTATCTGATATCTGTTCCCATCATACTTAGTGTCGATGATGAATCTATCAGGTAACTTTCCTGTGTATGATTTGGCAAGCATTGGTTTGATGTAAGCACCATGAGTATGTTCAGGTGGGTCTTTGTCGTTATCCAAATACATCACCATAGAACTGAGTGAATTCGTTTTAGCGAATTTTGAGATGTCTTTGTCATATAGAAGTGACATTGACTTTCTAACCATACTAGTATTGATTCCATTTCTAGGTGTTCTCAACCAGTATCGTATAAACCACTTTATCTGCAAGTTGGACATACTTGTTATGTTTCTACTTATCTCACTGTAAGCATCAGACTTCATACTCGAACAATCTAACTCAAGCAGTGATATCATCTGTTGAAGTGACATGTCCAAATGTTCTTTGTCATAGTAAAGGTACTGTAACATTCCCTCTCCTAAATCCAACCACTTCTCTGCCTCTTCCTCTATCTCATCCTCAAACACATTGTAGATGTTAGCCAACCACTTGATTGCTTTCTTCTCGCCAATGTTGTTGTTATCATATTCCATCGCTAGTATCTTTATCATAGCAATTCTATCGTTAGTAGATAGACTTGACAGTGTTGCTGATATTATCTCTTTCTTTCTTGTTGGTGTGACGTTTTCTATCGACTCACACATCCTGCTCATTATTGTCATACTCATTTCTATTCCTCAATATTTTTTCCAGTGCCTTATGCACATCTTCCATTTCCTTCATGTTCATTCTTATGCCCTTCTTAGTGGGCTGACTGTTTACATGCCAACGAATATCTACAATGTCAATATTGTAGAAGTTCCCTGTCCTAACTACCATTTCATTAGTAGCATCTCTTGCTATTCTTAGTATTATTTTTTCATCCTTCAAACCAACCACCCTTAAATTGTTGTAGATTTTTCCACGACTTAAAGTATCGTGGAGACTCTTGTGCGTCTACTCTGTGTGCTATCCATACAACCCCGCCGAGACTACTAATCTTGACTAACTCATATGTTTTATCTTCCACTTCAAACATGTCCTCTGTCTGAACATCAGGAACTAAACCGAACTTTTGTGATAGTTCATTAGCAACCTCATCCATATGTTCAGCGATATACTGAACAATCAGATGGCGTTGTATTGGTACTTTAGCATCCACTGTAACTTTGATTTTACCCTGCATCTCACATACCCTGCACTTATTACCCTCACAAATGGGACAAGGTATCTCCGCAGGAAGTGGAGCAGGAAAGCGTATTGTCACTGCTTTCTTCATTGTCTGCCATCCCACACTCTGTAAATCACTTCATATTCAACTGTGACATCGAATGGGAAGGCTGCAAAGTGCAGGGTAGCATTGCCGAACTCAGGAGCAAAACCACTTGACCAATAGTTACTACCTTGAATCAAGTAGCCCTGCATGTTTACCCAACTGTAATTGTTGAATATAACTGAGTTGTTTATCACCTCAAATGAGAGGTGTGTAATGTTATACTTGAACGACTGAAGTTCAATCGCTCCATAACTTGTGTTCACATCCAACCAAATAGTCGGTGCGTGAATTAGTGTTTCATTGGTGGTGTTATCCATGACAAGAGTAAACTCTCCTGTTAATGACATCCAATCTGCTTGCGTTGTTTGGCCTTCAAACTCTTCTTCAGGTGGGTCGGGTAATGCCTCTGTGCATCCTGCTAGGAATGCTGCCACAATTAAAAGCGTCAAAGCCTTGTTGATGTTGGTCTTCATCTTCATCATACCTCGCACATACAGGTAGGATATATATCTTACACCATTCACTCAAAGGTAAACCCAAATTCTTCCAGTGTTGTTTGCCTACTGTTTTCCATAGTTAATCTAACTCTCATAATTCATCCTCCATCATTTCTGTAAATGCCAAACCAGTTAGCACCTTTGTCTGTATCTTAAGCAACTCAAGTATCTCATCTAGTTTTCTCTCGACTGCTCTTTCATGTCTTTCGTATCTTCCGTTCTTCATTCTTTCACCACCGACTTAGGGAAGAACACATCCTCCCATACTGTCATCTCTGCTTCTGTCATCTTGGTTGTGAAGATAGTACCACTTCGTAGATGTACCTCTACCTCATAGGTGTTCTTCTTCAACATACCTTCCTGAACCTCAACGACAGAATAGGCAGATACCTCTGCCATATTCAATGTCGTCTGTCCTGCTGTTGTTGTTAGTTTGTAAAATCTCTCTTTCATTTCTTAGCACCTTCCTCGATTGTTCTCATTATCTTCTTGTCAGCGTATCCGTAAGATACATCCATGCCGAATCCTATCTCATGCATCATTTGCATGAGCATGACCATCCTATCTTCAATGTGATGTGGTGGGTCACATGGCTCACCATCAATATCATACTGCAATGCTATCGTGTAGAACTTCTTACTCATTCCTCTTCACCTTCCAATACGTCTTCTGCTGCTTTGACCCACTCAGGTTTCTCGACAGGCTCTTGTCTGTAAATACCATAGTGAACCTTCTTCGCTATCTCAGTGTTAACATCATAAGCGATGAACTGATTGTCTCCTAGAACAGTTGCACTTTCCAACATGCTCTTCCATGTGTTGATTGTCTTCCAATCAGTTCCACTGAAGAAAGCCTGACCGAATGGGTGTGTATGTATCCAGCACTTCAATGGCAACTTCATGCCACCTAGTTGTTCTTCTTGGTCTTTGAAACTCACAAAGCCAAACGTTCCAACGCTGATATACAAGTCATCTTTGGCATCTACGATAACCTGAACCTCTCTTGGCGAATCAAACGCCTCAATAGACTTGTTCCAAATCACTGTGTAGAATGCCTCCGTCTGTATGTCGGGGAACGGATACGAGAACTCAACCTGCTCAAACACAGTCTTGATGTCCTCTTTCCAGTTCTCATCTACTATCTCTAATCCTTGTATTCCATTTTCATTATATTCTGTTTCATCTGTTTTCATTTTATGCTCCTCCTAATTTATTTACTATCAAATCCATTTCATTCTCAAACTCATGAAATGCTCTGTGACCTGCAATGAACCCACCTGCATGTCTCTTTGTTCCCATGAACTCTTCACCACAAACAGGGCAAGTTACTTTGACTATCGTTGCCTGTTTGTAGTAGCCATCGGTAGCAATTATGTTAGTAATGTTACCAATGTCTTCTTCTGTCAATTCGTCTATGTTTGCGTCTTCTGTCATACTTTCACCTTCATATATTGTCGAAGTGATTTGATTCGTCTTGGTGCGACTAATCGAGGTTCTTCGACTATAACCTCTGTCTCTTCTATTTCGTTCTGTACTTGTTTGATGTCCATTCCCTTTTGTAAGGGGAGAAGTACACTCCTTCTATACTGTTCCTTCCACATGGCCTGAACGCAGCCGTCACAGAACTCAGCAGTCTCTGCCTTACTCTTGGTGATAGGCTCTGCTATCGCTCCGCATAGCGTCTTGC